TACCAAACATGGTGGTATCCTCTATTTATACAACATCCACATTTGGGCATAACAAAAACCCCAGAATTAACTGGGGTTTTGTGTCACTTGAAATTGTCAAAGTCGAACTTTCTCTCTTCCCGTAGCCTGTTCCCAAACTCACTGTTATCCATGACTGGGGTATCGTTGACCAGGCTGTTCTGGGCTTCCTGTTCGACATTATAGAACTTCATCTTTGGCTTATCAATGCCAAGGACAAATCGTTTCTGCCTGTTTGGATCTCGGTATCTGTTCTTGAGTTGCTTGACCATAACCTGTCCCAGGGCTTCCAGTTCTTCGGTTGTGATAAGGGCAAACATCAAGTCTGCTGTCGCTGGTAGACCGAAAGATTCTGCGGTATCAGCAAGACCAACATCGCTGTTGTCGTAGCCACTGCGGTTCGTCTGTGTTGCAGTAACAACTGGAACATTGAACTCCATGGCAAGACCACGTAGTTCTTCTGCAATGGCTTTGATGTAGCTGTAGGTATTTACCGTACCACCAAACTTCATTCTTGAAGAGCAGCAGATGTTGATATAATCGATGTAGATTATGTCGGGGGTAAAGCCCTTCTTCTGCTTCAACTCGTTCAACAGGTGTCTGAAGTGACCAGCACCAGCCTGTGATGTTGGGTACTCTTTGATTACCAGTTTACCAGCAGTCTTGCCACGGACACGCTCGATCTTTTTCATGTAAGATTCTTTCGGTAGGATCGAAAGATCGTCCATGCTCACGTTTAGGGTGTTCGCGTCAATACGCTCAGCAATACGTTCCTCTGCCATTTCCATGGTGATATACAGAACGTTCTTGCCCATCATCAGGTTGTGGGATGCCATGTGGCACATGAACATGGATTTACCAACACCAGTACCAGCCAGAATCACGGTCAGTGATTTCTTGGTGATACCACCATTGGTGATCATGTTCATGTAATCAAGGTCAAACGCAATACGCTCTTCTACACGATGATAGAAGTCAAATCGAGATTCAGCGTCTTCCAGGAAATCATGCCCGACATTGGTATCAAACGACACCCCAAGAGCATCGGTCAGTAGCTGTGGGATTGCCCCACGACCAAGATCAGTCTTCTTGTTGTCTAGGATACCGATAGCATCATGAATTGCAATGAACAGGGCACGTTGCTTACAGAACTCTTCAGTGCTGTCAATTAGCCACTCAACGTCTTCGGTTGGTGGACTCAATTCGTCAATAACTTGTTTGGTTTTCTTGTACAGCTCTTCTACGAGATCATCCTGTTTCTGGAGATCCACGAGCATCGATTCTTTTGATGGTGCTTTGTTGTATTTGTTTACAAACTTGTTGATAAGATCGTATGCGATCTTGTATTCCCTGACAGTGAAGTAATCCGCTTTCATGTGCGGAATCACCTTCCATAGGAACTGTTCGTTGCCTATCAGACCTGACAGGATGGTTTTTTCTAAAGACATGGCTACTCCTTTACCCGATATTGTAGTTCAAAATCGACATTACATTACAATATCATGACGTTCTAAATCCCAAGATCTGGGATGATGGTGATACGCTTAAACCTATAGTTAGACAACACCTTATGAAAATAGCCAAGGTGTGGGCTAAGTCTGCCAAAATTGAAGATGATGATATTGAAGACATTATCATCACGGGCGGTAACGTCAATTACAACTATACCAAGCACTCGGACATTGACATTCACCTGGTGGTCAATATGAAGAAGACCCCATTCACTGACGAAGAGCAGATGCGCCTGTACATGCTTGCCAAGAAGGATCTGTGGGCATTGCAGCACAACGTGACCATCTACGGGCTTCCAGTCGAAGTCTATGCTCACAGCCACCAGACAAAGACCCCAAAATCTCAGGGTGTCTATTCGATCTATTCAGACAAGTGGGTTATCAAACCTAAGAACCTGAAACTAAACTTCAACAACGATGTTGGCTTGAAGCATAAGATCGAAGAACAGATGCACCGCATCGATAGCGTAATCAACGGGCGTGGTACAATCAAAGAAGCCAGCGATCTAAAAGATAAGCTGGCGACTTTGAGAGCGACTTCTATTCAAAGAGCTGGTGAGTTTGCGATTGAGAACCTGGTGTTCAAAGACCTTCGCAACCGTGGTTATATCGACAAGCTAAAGAACTATATCCGTAGCAAAGTCGATAGAATGCTCACCCTGCGTTAATCTTCTATCGCTTCTTTATAAGCAGAAACAACTTCTTCGTCCGAAAGGATCGATCCGTTTGACACCTGATACATATCACGGACAGCTTGCTTGAACGTTTCATCACCAAGAATTGGTGTCCAGAAAGCAGCTGTGTCTGTGTCCTTTGCTCGGAACTTCTGTTGCTCGACTTCGCCAGTTTCCTTATTGACACGCGAGTACCAACCATTCGATGGTTTGATAACGTGACCAGTTTCCTGTGCGATCTCAAGCAGACCAGACCAACGGCTCAGACCACCTTCGAAGCTTACGGTAATCGGAATCTTCATCTGCTCTTTGACATGGCGTGACTTCTCAACCTTAATGATGAAGTTGTAGCCAAGCAGTTCAGTGCCGTCTTTCTCTTGCTGTCTTCCGATGATGTAGATGTTGTCCGAAGAGTAGTAGGATCCAGTACCACCGCCAACAACGTCCTTAGAGTACAGTTCCATGGTCTTGTAGGTGTGGTTGACCACATGCATCGGAATGTCTTTCATGGTCAGCAGTGGTGTAACCATTCGGAACATCGACTTCAGCTGCTTAGCACGAGTCATGTCTGCGGTTGATTTACCTTCAAGGGCATCTTCAACTTCTTTCTTCGATGCAAGGTTACCGACAGAATCGATCATGATGAACACTTTGTCACCACGGTTAATGCATTCAAGCTGTTTCATGATATCGTGTTTCAGAAGCTCGATGTTCACCAACGGGGTGTGAAGAACACGGCTCATATCGATACCTACCGATTCAAAGTAGGATAGCGGTGTACCGAACTCGGAGTCATAGAACATTAGAACCGACTCTGGATACTTGTCCATATAGGCTTTAGCCATAAGCAGACAGAACAGGGTCTTGAAGTGTTTAGAAGGACCGCACCACTGAGTAAGACCTGGGACGAAACCGCCGTTGATATCGCCAGCAAGGGCTATATTCAGAGCTGGTACGGATGTGCTGACCATATCTTTATCATTGAAGAAAGATGAATCTGAAAGAATATCAGACTCTTTGATGGTCGAATTTTTTGCTAATTTTGCTAGTAACGACATATTTGTGTTCACCTTAAACAGTTATTATAACATATATCTGGTCAGTCTGCAATATCTACGACCAGTGCATCAATCTTGGCTTTAAATTCTTTCAACTTAGCCTCTCGGTCTGCCCAATGAATATAAGGCTTGTCCGAATCTTTTAACAAATTATTGACCAGCGGTGTGATCATTTTGTGCATCTTTAGCAGCCTGTCTTTGTAGTATTCCGCGCCTTTTGTGATTACTGCATTTTCATCAATCGCAGAGAACCCAAAATCAAACTCCATATCTAAATCCATCTTACCCATAAAACCTCACTCATAAAATCTATCGATAGTAAACTTCTTCTCGTATTCCCAACCAATGACCTTCAACACAACATCAAGCGGTTCAATAAATGACTTGTTGAATTGAACATCGTAGTTTATATATGCATCAAGATTGAACTCTGGTGGAAGCTCACCAGGGCAAGCAATCGCATTTGTTCCAGAGGGATTTGGCATGTGCAAATATGTGTACTTGATCTTATCTTTCTCAGCGACAGTCGGGTACTTATCCTCAAGGTTAAGCTTCTTGATCATGTGGTTGTACATCAGGGAACAACGAACATTAAGCGGTGTACCCTTTTTGAAAACAGTGTTCTTGTCGCTATATTTGGAAAGGTTGTTGACTCCGCGAGGGAAAGCAATCTCTTCAAATTTGCTGTCAAAGAACTTACTCTTGAAGTCGGAAACATAGCTAATAAGATCCGACTCAGTTTTCTGCATGATAATCTTGAAGCAATCTTTAATCGCCACACGACATATTGCAGGGGTTGAAGATTTGATAGCTTCCATACCCACAATCTTCAGTTCTGGCTCTTTCTTACGCTTACCTTCCATGTCATACACATTAAGAATGTAATGCTTCTTTTTCGTCCATATCCCACGATCAGCAATGGCTTCTCGCTTCATGAACATCTTCTGAGCATAAGCATTCATGTGGTCTGCAAGGTGTTGGTATCCTTCATTGATAACAGTTTGAATATTATCATTACAGAACCTATCCAACATATCCACAATTTTTTGGGTATCGGTCAGACCAGTCTTGGCAACTACGCTATCAAGAGTCAGATACAGAGAGTCAGTATCTGAGGCTATGACATAATCAACACCATCAGTTTTCAGGATGGTGTTTAGGTATGCATTGATTTCTCTGTCCATCCAACGGATAGAAAGTTTTCCAGACGTGGTAATAGACTCGGCGTTACGCAGATCGTACCAACGGAAATACTTGTTACCAAGCGCACCATAAGCGGAGTTCAACTGGATCTTCAGAGCCATTTGCATGTTGTGGCATTTTGAGACTCGATTTTTGAGCCTGGTGTGTTCTTCACTATCACCAGAACCAAGAGCTTCCAGCTGCTGCTGTGCCAGTTTCTTTTCGTTGTTCCAGTCCACACGGCTGTTGTATTTGGTCTGCATCAACTCAGCCAAGAAGCCCTGCTTCGACCTATCAAAGGTGTGACCAGACGCACTGATGGTTAGATTGTTCTCGACCAGATATTCTCTGACTTTGAGGCTCAATCCACCATCAAGAATGCCGTCCACGGAAATACCATCGATGTGGTGACGTATCGTCTCTGGACCGATGTTATATTGCATGATCAGATGTGGGTACAGCGAGTTTAAGTCGAAAGACACAACCCATTTGCTCATGCCAATGCGAACCTCTTTGACATAACCACCATCGAAAGTTTCATCGCTTTCCTGGACGTTAATCGCTGGAACCACAATGTTTCGATTCATCAGATAGTTGTGGATGATAACATCCCACATACGAACCGTGGTTAGTGTGTCTGAGTACGAGATCTTGGCATCATATGCCATAGAGAACACTTGACCGATGAAGCCCATCTTGGCATCAAGCTTATCAACAAGCTCAACGTCTCGGATGTTATACTCGATGAATTTCTGATAGTTCTCCTTATACAACTCAAGCAATGAGCCATATTCAGAGTAATCGATCTTCTTGACTTTCAGTTCATATTCTGCGATGTGATCGAGCTTGTAGCTTTCCTGGGGTGTGTACGAGAACTTCTTATAAAGTTGCAGATAGTCAAGCACAGTTATACCAATAGGCAAGAACACTTCCTGTTCCTTACCTTTGATTTCAAGCTTTCTCGTTTCCAGAATTCTCCATGGCGAAAGAGTACGAGCCTCTTCTGCACTAAGCACGTTTGTGATTCTGTTCACCAGGTACGGGATATCAAAGAACTCAACGTTCCATCCAGTGACAACATCTGGTATCAGGAATGGTGCATTCCAAGCCATTAGGAACTTGCGTAGCAAATCCTTCTCGTTGGCGCACTTAACATAGATCACTCGGTCTGGTGTATTGTTGACGAACTCACCACAGCCGAAGACATAGAACTTGTTGTTCTTTGACATGGTGATCGCGGTGACTTCTTTATCTGCTTTCTTGATATCAGGAAAGCCAGCATCTGCTGCGACCTCGATATCGATGTTGACCACAGAAATCTTAGACACATCATACTCGATGGTCTTTGGAAAATGATCATTGATGAATGGGTAGACATGGTTTGTCATACCGTAGATATCAAAACCATCCACACCATCGTATCGGGTAGTAAATTCCCTAGCCTCAGATGGTGTGTTGAATGATATCTTTTTTACGCTTCGACCCTGGAGGGTCTTGTATTCGGTATCTTCTGTGTTAGATGGTACGAACAGATATGGACGGCACTTGAATTCTTCTTTGAATCTAGCACCGTTGTCGTAGCCACGAACAAGCAGTTTACCCTTGTGCAAATGCACGTTTGTATAAAAATACATCACTACCTCATAACATAATTACGCATTATACCACAGATTAAACTTTTTTGACACCTATGTTGTACTTAGCGACAAGCTCCCAATCGTGTTTCTCTTTGTGCGTCAGAATCTTTATTTGATTCAGGGGTGACTTTGGAGACTCTGCCTGTTGTTTGTTCAGGATCTTGACAAGACCCCACT